CCCAGGTGGTGTCGGATATGACGCTGATCGTGGTCAGGGCCGGACAGAGGATGACCCCTCCGGCGCTGATCGGCCCGATATACACCGGGGGCGGATTGTAATAGCTCCCGGAACCGTCCAGCACATCAACGGAGGGGACCACGGCCGCGCCGCCGTTAAAGTTCACCCAGAGGTTGGCCTGGGCCGATAAGACCACCCAATTAGCGCCGGCCGGCACGGTGATGGTCTTGGCCACATTCGCCGTCAGGGCATAGTTGGGCGTGAACCGGCCGGCGGGGATCACCTGGGTGGTGGTATGGCCCAGGGCATCCGGCATCATCTCGAAGGGGACCAGCATCGGGGCCGACGCCGCCATTGCCTTGGAAATGGGAACCGGAGGGCAGCCCATCAAGCACACCGCGGCGATCAGGGCGATAATGATCAGCTTCTTCATACCTTCCTCCTGCGGGCGGCTAGAAGCCGCCCCTACGACTGCTCACTGCTCACTGCTCACTGCTCACTTGCCTTTGCTTAACTAAACGTCTCCACGCTGGTATGGGTGGCCACGGAGAACCCAAGGATCGTCGCCGCGGTGACGGTCAGGGTGTCGGTGTCAGTGGCCGCGGGGCTGCCCCCGAGGGTGATGGTCACGCTCGCCACGCCGTTCACGAAGGTCAACGTGGTGCTGGGAATCGTGGCCGTGACGGTGCCCGAATTATTGGCGTGGGCGATGGAGACGCCGCTGGTGATGGCCTCGTTGAACCAGGTGTGGATCTCGCCGGAGGCGCTTTGCAGGGTGATGGTGACCGTGCGGTTGGCCTCGGAGGCGTGAGGCGTGGTCAAGGTGGCCGGCGTGACCACGAAGATCATGTCGGTATTGGCCGCCTTCTTCAGCATGTAAATGTCGTAGTAGACGAAGCCGGCCGCCAGGTAGTTGTCTATGAGGGCAACCGGGGCGTTGACGTGCCCCTGGGCGTCCGGGTAATTCGGAGTCCCGTTCTTATCGATGAACTGCGATACTCCGGCCGGGGCCTTCATGACGATGGTGGCGGTTTGGGCGTTCGCCAGCGAACCCGCCAGCAACAAGGCTAAACAGAGAGCTAACGAGACTAATCTTTTCATGGGTTTTCTCCTTTGATTTTGATGGTAGGGGCGGCAGCTACGAAAAAGCCGCCCAGGGCGGGTAAAACCCGCCCCTACAGTCCGAAGGGCTTTGTCTGCCTGCCCTCCCAGTTGGCCCCCATTTCCACGCACTCGCTTTCGAGATGGATGGCGATGATTTCCGGAATCAGGTGGCGTTTATTCCTGGGCCACTGATAGGCAAACAGCATATCGCTCCGGGCCGCGGTGGTATGGTACTCGGGATAATGAGCCACCCCCGAGCCCCTGGGATTCCATAATTGAAAATAGCCGATGGGCACGTAGCCGTCCCAGTCCAGTTTGGCAATGCGGACTGCCAGGGGAAAGGGCCGGGGATGGACGAAGATCTCCCATTCGTGCTGGAGCGGCGGCGCGCCCAGAAACTTGATCCAATCGGTAAAACTTTTGCACTCCATGCGGTCGATGCCGTAAAGGCACGCCGGGTTTAGGGAAATGCGCTGCAAGATGCTCCGGGTCCGGGGCGGCAGGTAGATATCGGCGTCCAGGTGCGCCACCCAGCCGTCTTTTTGTAAAAGCGACAGGCCGTAATTGATGCCCTTGGCCTTGTTGAAGGCGTCGTCATTGCGGTGCCAATCGTAGGTGGGATAGCATTCCACATGGTAATAGGCGCAGATGAGTTGCGTAAGCTTATCGTCGGGCCGCGTGATCACCACCATGCGGTTGAATTGCTGCTTATTGGCCGGCAGCGTCCAGGCCAGGTAATCGCCGTAATGGACGCAGGTGACCACCGCCTCGATTTTGAGGTCCGCAGGGGGCGGGGTGGGTCCCGGCTCAGGGCTTGGATATTCTTTATTCATCACGGATTCCTTGTAGGGGCGGGTTCTACCCGCCCCGGGCGGCTTTTTTGTAGCTGCCGCCCCTACGATTAATCTACTCCTTCAATCCCCTCGGGCAAAAAATCGCACGTGCAATTAGGGTGCGCCGGGGGCGCCTCGTCGCCCGAGGAAAAATCCTGATCCAGGGGAATAACGCCTTCGGCGGCGTTGTCGTCGCACTCATCATCGGCCGGGTGTTCCGATCCGAGGAGCCACGACTTCCCGCTCACCAGGGCCGAGTTTTTATAGGCCGCCAGGTTGCCCTGGCAATCGGCCCGGATGGTCTCGGTGCGGGCGATCATCTCGGCCCGGGCGTCGGAAAAGCCGTGGTTTTCCTGGAGGGCGTCGGCTAGCTTTTTGGTGCTCCAACCCTCTTCCTGCGCCTGGACCACGGCTGACCGGATCATGTCCCGGGTGTCGTCCTCCAGCTTGGTGATCAGGTCCGCGGCGTGCTCCTGGGCCCAGGTCACCGCCTGGGTGTTGACCAGGTCGGTGATCCCGGCCGGGGCCTCGTAATCAATCTGCACGAAGGCGGCATAGCCGCCCTGCTGGGCCGCCTTGGCCAGGAGGGCCGCCACTTGCTCCCGGGTGGCCTCGATGCCGGTCAGCTCCATTTCGGCCAGGAGCTTGTTAATTTTTGCCTCATCATCCGCGGCCTTGGCGTAGGGGCGGCTTCTACCCGCCCCCGGGCCTGTAGGGGCGGGTTCTACCCGCCCCGGGCGGCTGGAAGCCGCCCCTACAGCCGCCCCTACAGCCTTTTTGAGCCCCAGCCCCTTCCCGAGCTGCGCCGCGGCGCTCTGGGCGTCGGCCTTCAGGGCCTTGGCCATCAGCTTTTTGAGGGCGTCCCGGATCTCGACGATCTCCGGCCGCTCGCGGTCAATGGGCTTGATCACGGTTTTCCTTTTTTTTTTAACGGCCTTGTTAAAGGCGGGATGCGCTGCGCTTTCCCGCCCTACGCTTTGCTTGGCCAGTTTTTGGGGCGGCGTCTCGGCGGACGACCCTGGCGAAGAGCTCCCCTCCGCCGCCCCGGGGGTGTCTGGCCCTTCACCTCCCCCTTTCCCTCCATCGGGCTTTTTTTGGCCATCCGGCTCAGGTGCCGGCTCCGGCTCCTTACCAATCTCGCTCACCAGCACCGGGCCCTGGGTGGTCATGATGAAATCCGGCGTGCCGTCGTCCTCCAGGCCCCGGGATTCCCGGATCTCGCTCCGGAGCCGGATGCCGTTGCGCACGTCCAGGTCGTCGACCTTGGCCTGCACTGCGGGGTCGATGGCGCTGTCCTCCTCCCAGCCGAACTCCACCTGGTCGAAGCCGTTCCCCTGCAGGGCGTAGTTGATGAAGTCCGCCATCCATTCCATCAGGGGCGCCAGGCCCTCGGAGAGCGCCGCCTCCTGGGCGGTCGTCGCGGTGGCCCGGTTCATCTTCGAGACGAACGGTTGAGCCGACACCGAGAAGGCGTAGCACACCACCCGGGCGAACCATTCATCAATGGGGGAGCTCAGGTCCCCCTCCTTCATCAGGTGCGGGGTCATGCCGTGGGGCACCCATTTGCCCCGGCGCCGCTGGGCGGTATTGCCCGCGTGCAGGGCATCCCAGTATTGCTGGAACTCGGCGATCTGGGCGGTGGACCAGTTTTCCGGCACTTCTAAAAGGGCGTCGGGCAGGTTGCCTTCGGTGTAGAATTGCAGGAGGTGCATCTGGCGCCGCAGGATGATGTTGGTGATGATGATTACCTGCTCCACCGGCGAGAAACCGTAGAGGCGCCAGGATAAAAGGTTGCGGGGGTAATAGAGCAGCTCCTCCCGGGTGTAGTCGGTGGCCGGCAGGCCCTTGATGATCTGCTGGTAGGCCGGGTCCGGGGGCAGCGGGCTGCGCCCCCATTCGTCGATGACCGGGCGGATGGTGGCGCCGTCCACCACCTCCAGGCTATAGAGGCCGCCGCCTTTGGTCCGCCTCGGGTAGATGGTGGCCGCGTCGATCACCAGCATGTCTTCCAGGAGCATCCGCATCCAGGCGTTGAAGGAGTGCATCCTGTCGGGGCGCTTCATCAGGGCGGTGGCCTCTTTGGCCTGGCGCAGGGATTCGGCCGAGGCGTCCTTTTTGGCTTTCAGCTTGGCGCCGCTGGGGTCCAGGGGGGAGAAGGACCAGTTCATCTTGGCGATCTGATCCTTGCGGGTTTCGATCACCAGGCGCACCAGGTCGCAGTTTTGGGCCAGGTTCCTAAGGTCCAGGAAGGAAATCGGCAGGTCGCCCCGGGGGGTGACCAGCAGGTTGTAGCCCACCGGGTAGTCGAACTGGCGGCCCGCGGCTTCAGGCGGCGCCAGAGGGGGCAGCGGCCAGCCGGGACCGAAGAAGTCTTTGCTCGGGTCCGGCTGCCCCGGCGCGCTGCCCGTGCCGGTGGGCGTGAAACGGCGCCCCGCGGCCCATTGGGCGGCGCTGATGATCTCCGGGGTCAGGGGTATGTGTTTAGGGTCGGCTGCCATTGTTTAGTTACCAGTTACCAGTGATCAGTGACCATTAACCAAGGGGGAAAAGGGGAAGAGGGAAAATGCTTCTGGGGGAAAAGGGGAAGAGGGGAAATGGGGAAAAGGAAAAGCAAAACCTTTTATCCCTTTACCCTTTTACCCTCTTACCCCCTTACTCTTATACCCTTTTACCCCTCCTTAATATTCTCAGCCGTGCAACCGCCTTTCTTCAGCCGCCATGTTGTCGAATTCCCCTTTGTAATAATCGAAGATTCCCATGCCGGGGGCGCCCTCCAGGAGCCCCACCGCGCCTTCCAGGGCGTCGGGGCCGTCGTCGTGCACCGTGCTGGCCGGGAAATAGAGGAGCTGCTCCAGGAGCAAATCCTGGTTGCCCTGTCCCTTACAAAAGCGGATCTGCCCCCGCTCCACTAAAGGGCTCAGCCGGGAGATCCGGACCTCTTTGGAGAGCTTGACGGCTACCGGCTGGAGTGGCAGGATTACCTTCCTCTCCTTTTCCAGCCGTTGAAATTCGTTGATCAGCAGCCTCTGGAAAAGAACATCCTCCACCCCGAAGCGCCAGTAATACCATTGCTCGTGGCGGATGAAGGCGGCGCGCAGGGCCTCGTCGAGACTGCCCCGGCGGATGTAGGCGTCCAGGACGTAGAAGATCATCTCTTTCCGGTCCAGGCCCACGGTGATAATCGCCTTGTAGTCGGCGCTGGCGCCGATGGCCAGGGCCGGGTCGAAATAGCCGGCCACGATCAGGTCCTTGCCGGTGAGGTCCGCGGGGTAATAGAACCGGAACCAGGCCTCCTGGAAGACCCCTTCTTCATCCAGGGGGTTATTCTGCTTCTCCCGGTTGAAGGCCAGCGACCCCATGAGGCGTTTTTGCTCCAGGAGCGTGGCCACCGGGTGGCGCGCCGGCCACAGAGAGGCAAGTGAGCCGTGAGCAGTGAGCTGTGAGCAGTTACTGCTTACTGCTGCTTCCTGCTCACTGCTTGCTTCATTGAGGGCGCGGTAAATGCGCCTGGTCCAGTGCTTCCAGGGCTCCTCCTCGGAATGGATGGCGGTGTAGAGCGCGCTCTTGCGGGCCAAGATGGTGCCGATCCAGAAGAGGTTGCCGCCGGCGTCGATGGAGGGATAGATGGCGCCGGTGATCCAGGAGAGCAATTTGCGCACCAGGTCCGGCGAGCGGGCCTGCTGGTCGTTCTCCACGTCGTCCAGGATGATCAGGTCGGGGCGGTGCTGCTTGTGCTTGAGGCCGCGCAGGCGCTGGCCCCGGCCCCGGGCCTTGAGCCGGACGTCGTTCAGGGTGACAAAATCATCCACCGCCCAGTTGTTCCGCACCAGCTCCCCGAAATCGCATTTAATCCTCTCATTGTAGAGCAGTTCCAGATAGATATAGCCGGTGAGGTCGCTGGCCAGGTCCTCGGTGTCGGAGGCGATGATGATGAAGTGGCGCCGGCCGTGGCAGATCTGGTGGAGCACGTAGCCGAAGGAGGTGATGGTGGTCTTGGCGAACTCCCGGGGCGCGGCCACGGCGACGGGAGTCACGACAGCGGTTCCCGTTGTAGGGGCGGGTTCTACCCGCCCAGGGCGTGTAGGGGCGGGTTCTACCCGCCCAGGGCGGCTAGAAGCCGCCCCTACAGCCGCCCCTACATTTTCGCCGGGGCGGCGGGAGAGCAGCTCCACCAGCTCCCGGTGAAAAGGGGCAAAATCATTGGTAAAATAATGGGGCAGATAGGTGGTGAAGAAGACGAAAGGATCGGCCAGGGCCCCGGCGCGCCGCGCCTTCTTGGCGGCCTCGCTCGTATCCGCAAACGCGGTGGCCTCATAATAGAGGCGCCCCAGGATTTGCTGGTACCTTTCCTGGAATTCCTTCTTCGTCAGCTTCTTTTTGAGGGTCAATTCCGCCATCTTATTTCCATGTAGGGCGGGAAAGCGAAGCGCATCCCGCCTTTGTAGGGGCGGGTTCTACCCGCCCCGGGCGGCTTTTTCGTAGCTGCCGCCCCTACGCCGGCCAGTTGCTAAAGATCCCCAGCAGGGCGACGATGCCGCCGAAAATGGCGGTCAAGGCCGTTTGCAGGGGGCTCGACTCAGCCGGGGTGATGATCCCGAAGGCCACCAGGGCGCCGAGGACGCCGGCGATGATCCCGGGGATGGTGGTCTTGGGATCGGCCCAGATTTTTTGCCAGATATTCATAGAGCCTCCTGTAGGGGCGGGTTCTACCCGCCCGGGCGGCTTTTTCGTAGCTGCCGCCCCTACATTAGCGCCCGGTACCGACCTCCAAGACAAAATCAGGATCGGTCAGGAAGTCAAAAGGTAATGAAAAGAACCCCTTCTGGTTCGCCAGCCCTCCCGAGAGGCCCCAGGAATTCTCCACGATGAAGATTCGCCGGTCCTGGTCATAGCCCCCCCCGACAAAGACCCCGTGGCCGCCCAGAAACTTATCCGATGCGCCTCCCGGCATTGGGATAATGCCGTCCTTTTGCCAGGCATCTTCGAAGCTCTGGAAGACCGAGATCCCGGCCACGAAGCCGTAGCCGTCCGCCAGGCAGAGGATCATATCCTCCAGGGTTTTCAGGGGATGGACCGAGGCCAGTTTATTTTCCGGAGCATCCGCATAGGCCAGGGGCGAAGGCTTCACCGCAAAGTTAGCCGGGTTGTAAGGCCAGAGGTCTTCGGCGCATACTCCGTCCCGCGTCAGCAGCGTCCCCACAGCCATGACGCCGGAGCCGGCATCGTCGGCCACATCGTGAAGCACCTTGTCGCGGTAGTCGTAGTAGAGCTCCAGGGGCGAGAACACCTGGACCGGGAGTTTTCCCGCCACGATCAGGTTGGCGCTTTTCAAATAGGTCCAGGCGAACTCGACGCAATCGCCGATCTGCCCCTGGTCCCGCACCGGGGGGCAAATGTTGTATTTCACCCGGGGGGCCTGGGCCAGCGTCATTTTAGGCCGCACCCGCTTAAAGGGGGTTGTACTGATGCCGGTCAGTTGCGGTCCCGTGTATCCGTATTTCCGATTCAACCGTCCTACTGGCAGGTTGCTCATGGCTTCGCTCCCTTTGTCGGACAAGAAACATCTATCTGGCCTTGAGGTTTAAGGGTGCAAACATAGTCCACTAAAAACCCAAAAGGGTTTTCGTCGAAGCTTATGGGCTCCCGCTCCTTTTTGCAGTAAACGCACTCCCCGCGGCTAAGAAACCAGCCTTTGTAACCGGGACACTGGGAATCGCCATTTGGCATCGGCATCACCTTAAAGGCGGGATGCGCTTCGCTTTCCCGCCCTACGTTTTGCTGCGTTGCTTCGCTTCCAGGGCCTCTAACCGGGTCACGATGGAAATCATCATCTGGAAAAAGGTTTTTAGGCCATCTGCAAAATCGCTCGGAATCAGGCCCGGTATGTTGTCAATGATGACATTGACCTGATCTGTAATTTCCTGGGTCGTTGGATAGTCCATCAGAACCTCCCTATCGAGGGCGGCTAGAAGCCGCCCCTACTGCTCACTGCTCACTGCTCACTGATTAAGGCGCCCACCCCGCCTTAATCTTCGCCTTTTTCAAAGCGGCCGTGGCGTTTTGCACCGTCGTCACATCCGCGTCGGTGGGACAGATTTTATTGTTGAGGATATTTTCCCCGGCGGCGATCACCGCGTTGGCCGCGGCGATGATGAGTTGAGCCTCGGGCGGGATCACCACGCCGTATTCGGCCTCCACCGAGGCGATGACCGCCTGGGCCGCGCTGATATCGTTCTCGATGGTCACCCGGTTAGTGCACAGAAAGTTTTCGACCGTGGCGCAGCCGGTGAGCAGCAAGCCCAATACCAAAACTATCGCCAAAATTCCTTGCCTCCGATTCAACTTCATTTCCTTTCCCTCCGATTAGAGTTGATCGTTTCCCATTTCCGGGATTTATTGTAGGGGCGGCTTCCAGCCGCCCAGGGCGGGTAAAACCCGCCCCTACGTCCTTATTCCAGGGATTGGAACCAGGCGCGGACCCATTTACCCACCAGCATAACTACCTCGGGGTCCGCCTGGATCTTCAAAAAGCGGGTGAAATTATCCATGACTGCGATGCCCAGCACCCGCATATCCTCCAGTTGCTCCATTTTCTGGATGGCGCTGAGCAATTTATAGAGGCCGTCGCAGGCGGCGGCGTCCAGGGTCTCCACTTCCAGGTCGGCGACCTTTTGCTCCGCCAGCCGCCGCAGCTTGTCGGCGATGCCCCGGGGGCTGCCGAGGGCCGCCTGGCGCTTGACGGCCCAGTGGCCGTCCGCCGACCACTGGTAAATGGTGTTGGCGCACACCGGCAAGATCTTGCTGATCTCTTCCGGGGTTTTGTTGGCGCGGATGTAAAACCATTCCGCCGCGTCGAAATAGAGGCCCTTTTTGCTCACCTCTAATCCTCCAGCTCGGCCTTGAGCTTCCGGGCCTCTTTCACCATCTCCCGCAACTCCTGCGCAGCCGCCAGCACATGCTCCTCCTTGATGGAATCCAGGTCCTCGTCATGGATGCGGAAGGTGTTGAGCTGTATCGACTGGATAATCCGGTCGATGCGGATCAGGAGCTTGAGGAAGCGCTCCCGCTTTTCGGCCAGGCGCCCCTTTTTCAGAAGTTCCAGGTTATGGTCCATGCGGCGATTCTCCATTTACCCGAATATTAATTAGCGCATTTAAATATCCGGAAGATATTTAACAGGAGGTATAATAGAGTCATGGCCGCGGCGAGACCGCCCGCGTACCAGGCCAGCCGCCGATGTATCTTGTTGAGTTCCTCGCCGATTGCCGCTATAGGGCAGACGTGCGCCGCTTCCCGGTGGACCTGGCAAGGGCAATCCTCCTGATGCTCCATGCGGCCATTCAGATTCGCCAGGTGCCCCTCCTGGTTGGAGATGCGCCCTTTGACCTGCATCGCCAGTCGCTCGATATCCGCGTGCAGGCGCTCATAGGTGCGATCCAGCAATAGCGGTACATTCTCAAGATCTTCAGGCGGAAGTTCCTCAAACAGGGATATGGGGGCCATCGGTTTCCCTTTTTTCTTCGTATTAGCACAGTATTAGCACAAAGTCAAGAGCAATGGCGTCCGTTAGATACCTTAGGTCCGTTAAACTTTATGGAGGGCAAAAAAAAGACCCCCTGAGCGCAGGCCCAGGGGGTGCAATGGGATAATGGGTCAATGCGGCCTTACCCCTTTTCTCAATTCCGCCTTGATATGTTCAAAACCCTGGTATGCCTCATGGTCCAGGTTGATGCCTCTTGCTATACGATTAAATTCCAGCCAAGCCAGGGCATAAACTCGGGCCAGTTCCCTCATTGAATCAGAAAGAGCCTGAAACACCTTTATGATGTCCGCCCTTTGCTCAGCCAATTTTTCGAACCGTTCTTCTTCTGGTGTCATGGAGCCTCCTCTATCATAAGGGTGAGCAAAATAATTTTGGTGAGGGAGTTAAGTATATAATTTCCTAAATATATAATCCCTCTTTTTTTGTTCATTAATGGAATCGCGGTATTCTCTTACCGCCGATTCGGGAAAAACGAGGTTGCGCTCCGACAGTTTCTCACCGGGCAATTTCCCCTGGCGCCAAAGCTTCCGCACTTGATGGGATGAAACGCCCAAGATTCGGGCAACTTGATGGGGTCTTAAAAATCGTTCCTCTTTCCCCGCAGCCGCCACTGCCGGATGCCAGCCCATGATCTTCCCTCCCTTCGTAGGGGCGGCTTCCAGCCGCCCGGGGCGGGTAGAACCCGCCCCTACAAAACCCAAACGCGCGCCCTTCTCAGCCCGAAGGCCAGGCACTCCCGCACCGTGGGCCGGTGGATATCCACCCGGGGATGCCGCCATTGAGGCGGCATCAGGTCGTCGAACACGAAGCAGCCGACCCCCTCCACCATGATCCGGGTCCCGAAGCGATAATCATTCGCGCCCGGGCCGCTCTTGAGGCCCAGGCTCCGGGCCAGGGGCCGGGACAGCGCCAGGCAGCCGGGATAGACGCGCTTGCCGCTGGTGGTCTCCTTTCCCGCCAGGCAGTAAGCGGTAATAGTGGCACAGGCTTCCAGCCTGTGGACTTTATGGTCCACCGGCAAGATGCCGGTGCCACCGGCCGTCCCCTGGATGCTCAGAATCCCTGCCAGCAGCAGCGCCGCCATTATTTCGCCGGCGCAATGGCCGGCCTCCCGGCTGTCTGGGCCCCGATCCATTCTTCCTGGGCCATGATCGGGTTGGGTTTCAATCCGGCCTTCTCCCGGTCCAGGTTGACCCGCTCCATCTGCACCCGGTAGTTGGCGTAGGTCGCCAGGTCCGCCGAGCGCTCGCGCTTCTCCGCCGCCGCGGTCTGGGCCTCGCTCATCTTGTAGCCCAGATAGCCGACGGCCGCGGCGGCGCAGCCCGACAGCAATAAACACGCCAATAATATCAATGCGATAGCCTTCTTCATCATTTCCCCCCTTTAACGGCGGGATGCGCTGCGCTTTCCCGCCCTACGCTTTCTTTCTCTGTAGGGGCGGGTTCTACCCGCCCTGGGCGGCTGGAAGCCGCCCCTACGATTTCATAATCAAAGAGCTCTTCGGTCTTCCGGTGGGCGCCCAGGACCGCCAGGGCCTCGTCGGGCCATTCCTGCTTGTCGGCCAGGACTTCCCAATCCACGGCGACGGTGCGCCGCAGAACCTCCTCGAAACCGTAAAGCTGCGCCAGGCGCAGGACCTGGCGCCCCTTGACCACGTGCTCGGCCTGGGAATAGAGCAGCTTGCCCCCGCCGGGCAACTTGATCGACCAGGAGCCGAAACCGGCGCCGGGCCAGAAAACCTCCTTGTGCTCCTTTTCCAGGTCCTTGAGGGCCGCGGCCAGCTTGCCCAGGCGCTCCCGCAGGAGCGCCAGTTCGCGCCCCCAATGGCCCTCCACCTCCAGCAACGCCGCGTTGGCCAGGGCCACTTTCTCTTCAAGTTTCCCGGAGGTCGCCGCGATCTCTGCCAGCAGTTGCTCGGCCGCCTCATGGATAGGCGTTTCGTATTTCTGGGCCATAACTATTCCGCCCCTCCTCGCATTTCCAGGGCCAGTTGCCCGGCGTAGGCCGCGGCGTTGATCCCAAAGAGCTTGGCCAGCCGGCCGATCTTCTCCTTGACCTGCCGGTTGCAGCGGTCCCGGTATTCCAAAAGCTCGGTGTCGGTGACGGGGATATAATAGCCTCCCCGGTTGGTGCAGCTATGCGCGATCATGATGGCCTCGGACCCGTATTTCACCTCCTCGATCAATTTCCGCAGCGCTCGGGTGCCGCTGATTTTGTTGCCCTCATAGGCGCGGCGGAAGACCTTCTGAAACAGCTCCCCGGCCCCGATCTTCCGGGATTCGCCCAGGTGCCGGGTCATCTCCAGGAACAGGTTGCTCTTGGCATGCTCCCACTCTCTCTGATATTGCTCCCTCTCCTCTTTGGTCATGGGCTTCTTCTCCTTTTCTGGCCTGGCGTTGCGTATGATAGATCAGGCCGATTTGCACCTTGTGGAGCTGCTCCGGCGAGCACCATTCCAATTTGCCCGGGAACCCCATGCCCCGGGCCACCCCCTCGGCATAGGCCCAGGGCAGCGAGAGCGCCTCCAATGAATTTTCGATGGCCTTCAGATAGACTAATTTGATCCGGGCCAGCGGGGCGCTTTGCATCCTGTGATTCTTGGGCCGGTATTCAAACCCGCACGATCCCAGATACCTCATCACTTCGTCGAATTGCGCCTGGGTGAGATCCTTGGTGGAGGCCACCCCGAAGCGCGCCTTGAAATCCTCCCGGTCCAGCCCCAGCCGCGTCAGGGCCAGGTTCAGGAGCCGGAGCTGGGGCCGGAGGAGTTTAGTCCTGGGGTTCACTTTGAACCTGTGAGCGGTGAGCAGTTACTGCTTACTGTTTCCTGCTCACTGCTTACTGCTTCTCGAAAATACGGCTGAAAGATATCCTCATCGAGCCGCAGCATCAGGCCGCCGCAGGAGACGCAGAGCGCGGTGGCGTCGTCGATCCCCGCCACCCGCTGATCCCGGCCGCCGCATTCCACGCATTGGTAGTCATAGACTGGCATTAAGAACCTCCCGGATTTTCTCATGGTCCATTGCCAAGACTTTCAGGGCCAGATCAAATTGGGTCTCTGTGGCGCTAATGGCCCGGCGCAGAATCAGCCAGGCCGTTTCGGGATGCATCTCCTTCACTATCCCCCTCTTCTGAATAATGCCCCGGCAGATCTCGCAGGTGACGTCCTCAGTGCCAAAGGAGCTATTCTCGTAATTAAGGTAGTTGGAAATCCGGCCGCATAACGCTATCCAACCATAGCCGTCATCGTAAAAATAATGGATCTTCGGTTTAGGCATCACGCCGCCCTCCCGCGCTTTTTCGCCTGATAGCGAGCCTGTTGCGCGCACTTTTGCTTGGGCTTTATCCGGGTCTGCGCCAGCAGATGCTCGAAGCACAGGTCCGATTTGCCATAGGCCGTATCCCCGCAAACCCGGCAAAGGGGCGCCGGTCCCGGCGCCGGGGCCTTCGGTTTCGGCGGCCTTCCGGGCCCCCTTTTCGGGGGTGCCTCCTTTCCCGCTTCCCCCGTAGGGCGGGAAAGCGCAGCGCATCCCGCCTTTCGATCGATCGATCGATCGATCGATCGATCGATCGATTGAACGGGATGTAACGCCGCCCCTACCGCGCAAGACAAACACCTTTCCCAAAAACACCGCGGCCAGCCGTTCTCCTCCCGCTCGCTGGCCTCCTGAAAATTGCTCCGGCATTGCCCCGCCGAGAGCTGGATTTCCTTGCCCATGCGGGAGCAGCTTACAAGATTCCGGTTTTTTATTGCCGGCGCCGCCCTTACAATGGCGGGAGGCGCTGCGCTTTCCCGCCCTACGCCTTGCATCGACCGGCGCACCGCCGGGGTCATATAATCGCGGGCCACCGCGGGGGTCATGCCGCCGTTCATACCCACCTCCCCGCCGCCAGGCGGTCCTGCATCAGGGCCCGGTCCAGCCGCGCCCGCACTACACGCCGGCGCCGCCAGCGCCGCCATTTGCCGTAGAGCCACCAGCTCCCATAGGGGACCCCGAAGATCAGCAGCATCAAGGCCCCGAGAGAAAGAAACAGGTTCAACCAATCCTTAGCCATTTCCTAGTCCTCCAATCTGGTAATCGCCAGCCGCGCCTCGGCCAGACTGGCCCAGGCCGCGTCCAGCTTGTTCAGCGCCTCCTTTTTCAAATCCCGTTTGCGGCGCTGGCCCTCGGCCAGGCCGTCGTCGGGCATCATCGCCTGGTCGGTCGCCAGGCGGTAGATCCCCGGCTGCCCGGGGTGCGCCTCGTTGACCACCAGACCGCGCCGGATCAGGGCGGCCAGCCATTCCTTGACCGTGGGCGCCGCCGCGCCCGAGATCTCCTGCAGCTCCTCCCGGGTCACCCGGACCCGGGCCCGCAAATACCTCCACATAATTTCCTTGAGATCCGGCTTGCCCCGCTCCTTTACCAGGGGCCGGTACAGGCCGCGCCCCGTGCGCTCGGCCCGGCCGCCCTTGACCAGGTCGCCCAGGGCCGCAGCCACGCGCCGCCGGTCGCAGGTGGCCAGACCCAGGAGCTCGGTCACCCGGGAAACCTCCACCGCGCCGCCGCCCAATTCGCACAGGGCCACCTCCGTCCGCGCCGCAAATGAAGGCCGTCTCATCTCGGCCTCCCCTGTTTTTCCGTAGGGGCGAGTTTCACCCGCCCCGGGCGGCTGGAAGCCGCCCCTACGGTCTGTTTTTCCTGGTGCAGCTTCAGCTTTTCTTCCAGTGCGATCAGGTAGGTGAGAATGCCCCAAAGTTCGTTTTTGAATTCGTTAATACCAGCCTGAAGAAGGTATCCCTCCATATTGAACAGATGGTTCCTGATAGGAAGAACCCGCGCCAGTGCCGCCCTTACCGGATATTTGACCTTCGCCGCCATGCCTCCCTCCTTTGCTTTTACTGCTCACTGCTCACTGCTCACTGGCCACTGTCTTTACCGCGGCCTCCCCATTTCTTCCTGGAGCACCGCCTTGGCCAGGGCCGGGGTGATCTCCCGGGTCCGCCTGGCGTTGGCCAGGCCGATGAGCTTCAGCAGCCGCTTTTTGATGGCCCGCCAATCCCCCCCCATCGGCGCCCGGGAGAGCAGCTCGGCGGCGGCCAGGTCGATCTTCAGACCGGCGCTGGCGTGCCCGTATTGCATCAGGCTGGCCGCGTCCGCCCCCTGGAATTGCACCGCGTCCAGGGTCCGGGACCAGACGCGGCGGTTGCCGCTCATCAGCGCCGGCATCGACTCCTCCCCGATGAGGATGACGGCCGCGGCGCTCAGCTCCGCCAGGTCCCGCACCAGGTCCAGATATTTGGGCGTCTTGTCCATCTCATCCAGGAAGACCACCCGGTCCGGGGCCGGCAGGTCCAGGAGGCGGTCCACTGCCAGCCCGAAACAGCCGTTGATGGAGCGGGGCGGCGCGGTGATCCCCAGCTCCTTGCAGAGTTTTTGCAGGAAACCCATGCGGCTCACGCTGCTGCTCCGCCAGATCTCCAGCATCAGCAGGTGTGGGGCGCGGTGCTGCGCCGCCCAGCGCGCCGTGGTCCGGGTCTTGCCCCGGCCCGCCTGGTCCCAGACCACCCCGAAGCGCCCCTCCCCGGCCCCCTGGCGCAGTGTCTCCATCATCGCCAGGAAATTCCGCTCGTTGGCGGTTTCCACCCAGGCCGGTTCGAACCGCGCCGGCCGCCAGGGCTCCGGCGCAATTTCCGTAGGGCGGGAAAGCGCAGCGCATCCCGCCATCTTCGCTGTAACCATCAATTCCCTCCTTCTTCTACCTCTTTGCAGATATAGGCATCTGCGATGGCTTGGATGATTTGGGCATCAAACTTTTCCCAAGCCTGGTCTTCATCCCCAGCCTCAATGATTATTTCTTTAGGAGGCAAAGGGCCCGATAAAAATCGATGAACTTAAATTTTGGCATGGTCACTTCCTCCGCTATTCCCATTTCTCGGCTGCCGCCGCCATTTTCAGGTTCTTAAAAAACTCCGTGAGCAGCCGGTATTCATCGCCGGCCTCGAAGAACCGCATAAAGGTGCCGTCGTCCCCGGTAACCAATTCCCCCCGGCCCTCGCGCCGGATCAGCGCCCCGTAGCGCCGGCAATCCGGGGTCTCCTTCAAATCCTCCAGGGAGCGCTCCCGCGCCTGGCTCGCCTCTTCAAGCCGCGCCGCGCCCGCGGCGATCTCCCCCAACCGCCGCTCATCCGGCACCAGCCGCAGAGCGATCCCCTCGTCGTAATCCGCCAGTTGCCGGTAGGCGTTGCCCCCGTATTCCGGGGCGCCGAACCCCGCCGCCGCCACCTTGGGCAGCGCCATGCGGGCCAATTCCCGGTGGTAGCCCGGTAGCCGCGGGAGCTGCTCCGCCAGCCGGCGGCGCTGTTTGTGCCCCTTGAGGATTTTGCCCTTGGCCTGCATATACTCCTCTACCGTCATCCCCCCCCGCAGACCGCTGGCCACCCGGCAGATAAAATCCCCGGCCCAGGCGCCGGGCCGGTGCTCCCACAGGCTGCCCCGCTCCACGTCCTCCAAATCCGGCTTGAAGACCACCTTTTGCCGGGCGAAGGGCTGGGCCTTCTCCCAGGCCTCCGCCGAATCGGGCCGGTAAGCGACATTGTCCCAGACGACCCCCGACGAAAAAACCTTGTCGAAGCCCGGGGCCAGCAGCAGGTCCAGGTATTCCGGAGACGCCACCTTGGGCGCCCTCCGGGGCGATTGCGCCAGGCGCTGCCAGACCGTGCCGGCGCGCCCCAGGGTGCGGTCCGCAAAGCGGTGCTCCTCGGCCCGGTAGACCTTGGCCAGCCAGTTATCCAGGACGAGCCTAAGCTGGGCCGCGGTGGCCTCGCAGGAAATCTTCTCGGGCTTCTGGCGGCGATGATAAAAGACCCTGCTGAAATGGGAATATTCCTCGATGCGGCGGCGCTCCGCCACGTTGTGGCCGATATACCAGGGGAGCATTTCAAATAAGACCCTGGCCATCGACCCGAAAAACGCCTCCACGTGCGGTTTTTCCCAGGGCGCGTAACCCTCGCACAGGTCCAGGTCCATCCCCAACTGGGAGCAGGCCGCCTGGATATGCTTCGACTTGAAGATCAGGCCCCGGTCGGTGGTCAGGGTCTCGGGCACGCCCCAGCGCAAGATTCCCTGGCGCAGCAATTTGGCCACGGTGAGCGAGCTGGCGTGCTTCTCCACCTCCATCACCGCGTCCCGGGACCAGACGTCCACCGCCGCAATGATCTCGTGCCGGCCGTCCATGAGCATCACGTCCGCCGGGGTGCCGTCCAGCTCCCAGCGCTGGCCAGCGTAGCTGACGTCCTCCGCGGCGCAGCCGGCCTTGGGCTGGCAGTTGGCCCGCCACCAGGACGGCAGGATCATGGCCGCCAGCTCCTCGCCGTTTTTGGTCAGGTATTGATTGATCCAGCGTTTGAAGAGGGAGAGGCTCGGGACCTGGGGAAACTGCGCCCGCAGCCGTTTATAGGCCAGCGCCCGATTGCACTTGACCAAAGGGGTGGCACAGGCATCTTGCCTGTGGTTTGTAGGGGCGGCTTCTAGCCGCCCTCGGCCGGGATTGGGCAGCAATTTCACGTCCCCCGTCACCAGCAGGTGCCGCACGTAGGCCACCATGTCCGGGGTCATGGTCCGGGCGCCCAGGCCGGGGCCCGGCTCATACCGCCGGGCCAGCCCCACCACCCCGGAGCCTTGGCCCTCCTGGCGGGATTTCTCGAAGGCCGCCTGCCAGCGGTAGGCCGTCTGGAAGGAGATCCGCTTCACCCGGGCCACCACGCCGGGGATCTCGTGGTCCCTGAACCCCAGCTCCAGCAGCGCCGTGGTGGCACCGGCATCTTGCCGGTGCAATGCCTGGTTCAGCTTCCCATAGAATTCCTTTATATAATGGAGTCGCCCCTGGCCGTTGGCCTGGCGCAATTCGTAGGCTGCCTGGGCCTTGAGCACGGCGAGGCGCGCCATCGCCACCTCCCGCTCGACCTCCGGCTGCGCCAGCCAATCCTGGATGCCGCCCATCGGGGCGGCTGTAGGGGCGGCTTCTAGCCGCCCTTCTGGCGCCGTCTCGCCTGTGCTCCCCAACTCCCAGGCCGCCACCGCCCGGCGCACGTCCGCCGGCAGCGACGAGAGGGGATAGACGTATTTGAGGCCGCCGTTGCCTTCCTCGATCTCACCAGGCCACTTTTCTTTTTGGGCCCGGCGCTGGATATTCCTTGTGTGTTTAGATAGTATTCGGGCGAGTTCCAGTGCTGAATAATTTTTTGAAGTGTCGCGCCGCACCTTGGCTTCTCCCGTTTTTTGCCTTATGTGTGATTTGCCTTGTTACTCCGGTAAGTTAGCCGTCTCTTGCCGCGCCGCACCTTTTTCGCCAAAGGTGCGGCGCGTGGTGCGGCGCGAGAGCGCCCCTTTTTCCCCGATTTTCGCCCTGGCTTTTTCAAAAAACCGCGCCGGGACCCCGGCCTCGATTATCGCCTCCTTCACCGAGTGGATCAAGTATTTGTCTGACATGCCCGCACCTTCTCCTTTTAAAATAACCGTTGCCGTGCTACAGTAATGCCCCCGGGAGGTTCTCCGTGCGCCAGCCTAAAAGATTTCTGCGCCTTTCAAACCCCCAGGCCTCTGTTGACCGGCGGAACCTTGCCGTGCTCGTGGAAACTGAGGATGGGACCAATCTGGATATTGAAATTCCCCTCACTGAAGTCGGCGCCCTCATCGAGTTCCTGGTCGCGGCAGCCTCCCGGGTCAACCCCGAGGCCCCTTGCGGACAGGCGTCTTGGGACCCGATTCCTCTTCATGGTTTGGGCTTTGGCGCTGGTCGCTCTCCTGCGGAAACCCTGCTGGTTGTCCGGTTTGGCGGTTTCGATCTGGCTTTTGCATTGGATAGCAGCAGGTTAAAAGAGCTGGCACACGATTTTGCCCATATCTTACAGACACTGGCAGCCCCCACTGATCTTTCTCATTAGCCTCTACTGACATGCCGCGGTCTCTGTAGGGGCGGCATCTTGCCGCCATTCTTTTTGCCGGCAAACAGCCGTACCGGTATCCCGGCCTCGATCAGCGCCGCCACGATCCGGGGCGAAGTGGTGCAGCCCTGGGATACCGCTGACTCGCTAATGTTCAGCGCCGCCGCGATATCTTTGGCATAAATCCCGCGCTTCACCATCTCGGCCCGCACCAGGCGCTTGCGCTCCTTGCGCTTGCTGAACTTATCCTTGCCCATAAATTCCCCTTGAATTTCACTTCATCTCGCGGTATGTATACTTAACTTCTTAACCAGCTTTTGGTGCCAATATTGGAATATATTTTGGAAGCTGTCAAGAGAAAAATGCCATATTTGGCGTTGGTGGAAGATTTTTTTCCACGAATTAAGAAAATTCGCGGGGATTTATCTCAAAAGGAATTTGCAAAGATTCTTGGGGTGAATCAGACTACCGTCTGTAAATATGAATCAGGGCGTCTTCCTGACGAGGGGACCTTAAAAAAAATTGCGGATTATGGTGGGGTTACGGTAGAATGGCTTTTGCGTGGCGAGGAGAAGCCGCCCCACCAGGTCCTTTACCAGGCGCCGGAGCAATATGACGGCCAGCCGCTGCGCCCCCTCGAAACCGAGCTGCTCACTCAGGTTGTCGCCGCAGTGGAGCAGCTCCTGGCCGGCCGCCGCCTCAAGCTGACGCCGCCCCAAAAAGGACGCCTCATCGCCCTGCTCTATGAGCACTGCCGCGACAACCGGGACCGGCCCACCTTGCGCCTGGTGGAGAAGTATCTGTTGCTGGCGGATTAATCAGAGGTTTTATATGAGGTCTATCGCCAAGTGGGTTGCCATTGTCTGGTCTCTGCTTTGTGTGGCTGGGCTGATAGAAAGCCTCATCCGCGTTAGCCAAAATCCCATAGGAACCTCCAAGGCCGCCCAGGCTGGCGCGGCCATCGGCATCGTCCTTGGTATGGGCATGTGGATCATTATTTGGCTGGTCATCGCCGAACCGGCCCTGGTAATTTTCCTCGTCTCCGGCAAGAAAACTTAACCTTTTAAATTTCTCATTTCGCGTTCCCTCTTTTTATTTTTCCCCCAATTTTCTACCACTTTTCTCATTTCCCGCGGCGTCCGCCCTCACCCCCCAAACCCCTAATACCTTTACCTCTTCCTTCCTTTTCTCCCTCTACTCCCCTTTCTCATTTTCCCT